CCGGCAGCGGCGCATCCCGGCCACCGCCCGCCCAGCGCTGCATCATCAATTCCCCCATGCCGTCGATATGGTCGCTGTGAAAATGGGTGAGCAACAGAGCTTCGATCGCGCCCGGGTTGAGGCGATAGGTGGCGGCGATTGTTTTGTTAATAATGACTCGGGGAAAGATGAATGGAACGGCGCGGGTTTTGTCGTGAGTTATCAATGGGTTATATAGGGGTTGACATATAGCTCGCGTTATGCGTATTATGCGATAGCCGGGATGATCCGGTGATTAGGAGTCTATCATGGAATATACAATTATACTGCCCGATACGTTGGAAGTCACTAGCCGGGATCAGACGGTAACGCTTTCGTTGTCGGAAATGCCCGAATGGATTATTGCTAAAGCCGTGTTGCATGGGTTAACGCAGAAGGTTAGCGACGCGGCGGCAGGCGCGAAAAAAGCGGCGGACGATAGCGACGACATGACGGTTGAGGAGGCGACTGTGTCGCTAATGACCGCGATTGTCGAAACGCTTCAAGCGGGATCCTGGGGACGTGAACGCGGAGCCGGTAGTGGTCTGTCGGCGCGTGATCGTATGGCGCGTAAAATTGTCGGTGACTGGTTCCGGAACGCCTATGCGAAGGGCACGCCTGAACGCGATAAGTATAATGATGAGGACGGTGCTGGGCGTTATGCGATTATTGACAAGATATGGGGCGATAACGAAAAGGTTTTTGCCCCGGCGGTCGATGAAGCCCTAGCGGCGGAAGTCGCTAAGAAGGACGCGCTTGGCGGTATTGTCGTAACGCTGTAAACTCGCTAACCGATAAACGATTGCCCCGCTGGGTATTGCATCCGGCGGGGCTTTTTTGTGCGCGTGGCGGGGGCGCGTGAACCGCCCGCAAAATGGCCCACGTTGCCCCATGCCGCACGATACGGCCCGCCCCGCCCCATAGTGCCACTGCACCCGCTAACGCGCCCTATCGCCCGTTGCCACTAGTCCTGTCTGGTCGCCACCAGCTGCCAATGGCGTCCGCTCTGTTTGTCTGGCGGGTCGCTTTTTTGCCAATTTGGGGTATGGTCCCCCGCCGGTGTCGGGAGTATGGCTCAAAAACTTTCCCCCATTTTTTCCCCTAATTTCTCGGTAAATCTGTTTTCTTTTAAGTTTAAAAAATTTTTTTTTTTAGAAAAAATGGGTATGGCTCACCCCTGCGACTGCGGCGCTGGCACAGCTAGGATATGGCTCCCCTCGCAGATTTGGGCATATATGGGGCATATATTGCAAAAAGGGGGGATGCCAGTCAAGCGCGCCGGTAACCCGTGCGCGCCAATGGTAACCCGTGCGCGCCAATGGCAACGCCATGCCGTAACGTATGGCTTCCACCTGTAAACGCCTATTGCAAAATGTGGCATTTTGTGCCATAACATGTTTGTTGAACGGCGTATCGCCGCCGAGTCGTTTAGCAGGTTTATCCCGGCGGGATGTTTAGGAGTCATGTTATGTTTATATTTGAAGAGGAAGAACCCGCTGTCGCCTGGGACTGTGATCCCGATTATATCGCTGAACCGTTGGACCGTTACCAGGATTTGGACGAAACGGACGACACAGGCGATTGGCAGATTATCGTGTTGGAGCGTTTCCACGATCGGCTGGTTGACGCAACGCTGGCCCATCGTGGCGATGCAAGCATTGCGAGGTGCTGGTGATGTACGGCGGGTTCCAGCTCCGCATGGCGAAACTGGGCTTTTGTGGCTCCGTTCTAACCGTCTGGCAGTATGATCGGCTTATAGCCGCTGGTTGCCTTGACGACGAAATTGACAGCATTGCCTCTGACGTTGCGGCAGGGTTTACGCTGCAGGAAGCGTTTGATTATAATGCTACGGTAATAGGAGGTTCGATATGAGAAAATCTAGCATGAAAGACTGGTATATAGCTGCGCATGAAGAGCTCATCACCGAATATAGGGATAAGCATCCTGACGCCGATGAGGCGAAAGTCTATGAAGCAACTGCCGGTGCCGCATATGGCAGAATGAGCCAGCGTTACGCCGAGTACCTCGACGCGTGGCTGGACAGGGCAAAGGAGGAACGGCTATGAGCCACCATATAAACAACATTCGCCGCGCGCTATCCGACGGACGTTGGCAGGACGCAGCGTTTGTCTTTTGCGGCACGATAATGCTCGCCGTTAGCATTGCGATGGTCGCAGCGCTGGTGCGGTCATGATGGAGCTTCGCATATCCCTCGCGCCGGATGGTTTAACCGTTATCCTGCCGACAGGTTACACGCTAACCGTTGGCGCGAATGAGGCAGGGGCACGTTTTATTGAACGGCTGCTCCGGGATAGCATAGAATATGAGCGGACGGGGGAGCGGAAGAGCGGTTACATTGGCGCGTACCCTACCCAGGAGATTACCAACAAAATGCTCCGCCAGTCCTCGGTCACGGATAAAGAGATTGCAGATTTTCGCGAACGCAAAGCCGCCGCGACTGCAGAAGAATGGCTCGCCAAGGGAATTGATGTTAGCAAGATAAGGATAGAGATATGATAAGCGAAATGGAATATGTAGAGGGCCAAATCGATCAGGGGGCGATAAACCTCCCTAGCCATATGATCGGCAGCGTCAAGCGCTACGTCCTGCGTGGCATCGGTGGCGGCAGTTTCTTGACCGCGCTTTTTTCAAACGACCTCATAGGCGCTATTGGGAAAGCGGATGCGGAAAACCAAGAGGCTATTGGGGCCTGGGCGCAGTTCCTCTATAATAGCATCCCAGGCAATTGCCACGGCAGCCCTGAAAAGGTAGCTGCGTGGATTGCTTCTGGCGGCATAGCTGGTTCGCGGGTGGAGTCATGACCACCGACAACGATTACCGCTCGCTGCTTATCCCATGCGGAAAATACAGCGGCAATCAAATGCGCGCACCTCGTGCAGGTGAGCCGAACGCAGCTGAATATGACCGCCGGTTTATAAACTGGACGCGTGATTGCGTTGCAGCAGGCGCGGTTACGATTGTGCCAAATGGAGACAGGCAGATTGTCGCCGATTATTGGAGTGCTTTAGCATGAGCGATATATTGAAAGACATAACGCCGCTGCCTTGGTCAGTCGGTAGCGACCAAGGCGACAAGCAATCAATTTATTCGGGGCGAAGAATAGCTAGAACTTGTGGCGGTGAACTGATCAGCGATGAAACCAACGCCAGATATATCGTAGCAGCCTGCAACGCTTTCCCTGATATGGTGGCTGCTTTGGAAACTGCAGAATCGGACTGCCAGCTAGCGATTAACGTACTCGGCAATAACGGCCCCGAATTTGACTCTGTCAGAAGGTCATTCGCCATTATCCGCGATAGAATAACTTTAGCCCTCGCCAAGGCGAAACAATCATGACCGCCACCCCCGAAGCCAGCGCCGATATGGCCAAGCACCGCGACCGCAGCGCACACCTGCTGAACAACGGTTTTTGCGTCGAGCCAACATATACGCTCGACCGAGACATTGCCCGCGCACGTGCTGAAATGGGCGAAAACCGCTGGAACGAACTCAATGCAGATTGGAACGGATGATGACCACAATTAAAACAAAATATTCAATCGGTGGTGTTGTTTGGCATGCTTCAACGCATACCGAGCGCAAGTCGCACCCATGCCCCGACTGCAAAGGTTCAAATATCTGGACGGCATTTTCGCCGGCGGGTTCTGAATATACTCTAGCTTGCCCGCGTTGCTCTGCATCGTATATTTCAGACAGGGACATATCCCTTGAATATTCCAGCTTTGAACCAACTGCCAGAAAACTGACAATCGGCAGCATCCGGTTCGATAGCCACAGCGACACGACAAATGAATATATGTGCGTCGAAACAGGCGTGGGCAGCGGAAATGTCTATAAAGAAACTAGCTTGTTTGGGACAGAACAAGAGGCCCTTGAAGCTGCAAAGATCGAGGCGTCCAAACAAAACCAGAATATCGACTGGGTGGTGAGACTATACGATAAGAGCCTTTCGATATCCGACTATCAGCTTGATAGCGCCAAGATAAAGAACGCCGCCAGTAATCGGTCTGCGAACAGTGCGCTTCTTTACAATCTTGGCTATCTGTTCGACGAAATAATCGAGGCCGAGAACAAGGATGAAATTCTCGTCCTTATTGAGGATTACCGGGCGCGTGACTGGACCACTGACAAGGCGAAGGCCGCGAAGGTGGCAGCATGACCAACTACACCTTCACCACATTCATACAGCGCGGCGATGACGAACTGGAATTGTGCGTCACCTATACTGTCTCGCCATATATCGCGCAGACCAATTTGCAGCCAGCAGAAGGCGGTGATTGCGAAATTACGCAAGCCGAGTTTGTCGGGATCGATGCAGCAACAATGCCCGCGCCGCTGACCGACGCCGAATATGATGCGCTGCAAATCGAGTGTGAAGAACGCGCCGGTAGCGACGAACGGGACGCGGCTGCCGACCATGAAGACTACCTCTACGAACAACACCGCGACCGGCAAATGATGGAGAATTATGATGACTGATATACCACAGTGGGCACTTGATAGAGCCAACGAACTCCACGATCACAACGGTGCTTACTTGGCACTCGCCCGCTACATCGCTGAACACGAAACCGAGCCAGTCGACCCGCTGCTACAGCAGGCGCGGGATATTGCTGCGGATGTTTATTACAAGGGAGGCTATAAAAACATGGCTGTTATTTCTAGGGATGGTCTTAAGGATAATTCCTTTGTCGTCAGAGCCGCCCTAGCCGCCCTAAATGCCCGCGAGCCAAGCCAATGACCCAGCAACAGCAACAGCCACGCGCCAGACTATACGGCGATTGGAAACATTCGTCGCGGTCAGACAAGCGCCCTGGCGACTGGTATTATGATGCGGGCGGGCAATTGCGGCAGGTTTTGGAAAGGGTGAATTAATGACTGAGCCATCCACCCAACAGATAATCAGCGACCTATGGCAGCGCTACCAGATGCTATTCCACACTAAGCGGGCATACGGCAAGGCCGTTCCTCTCGCCATCCTACGCTACCCATTACCAGCAGCTGGCAGCGCACACGCCGACTTCCTCTTCGCTGCCACGGCAACGCAGGAAGAATACGACACCGCACTAACCGCAGCCCGCGAGGACATACGCCAATGGAAAGCGCGAGTAGCCCCATTACCCCGCCACAACTTCCGCAACATAAAGGTGAACATATGAGCAAATCCCAGATTAACCGACTCGGCATCTACGCTGACGTGAGAGAGGTGGCTGATATGGCACTCGAACACAAGGGCGGTGCATACGACTGCGCCGATAAAGGAGCCGCGCAAAATTTCGCGCACCGCTTCTACCGCTTCCGCCAACTCTACCGAGACATATACCACACCGATGGGAGTAGCTGCAGCTACGACAAGTTAATCCTCCCACGTGTGGAGTCCTCAACAATAACCTTCCGCGTCCGTGGGGCCTTAGGCACGTTTCGCCCTGCAACTCCACATGCCGCAATCATTAACGACGACGACGAGCTGTTCAACATCGCCACGCAGCTGGCAGCAAAACTTAAAGGAGATAACTAATGCAAATATCCTCAATGACAGTCTACCGCTACGGTTCCGGCTCTTTAATTATCGACACCGGAGATGGCAGTAATACTCATATAAAACTAACTGACGAGCAGAACGAACGCGTTCTCATCCTCGCCCGTGATATTTTCGACGAGAGTCGTGCAACGCTTATCGCAGAGCTGACAAAACCCTTCCCCGTCCTCGTAGACTACAGCGAGTCAAACGACGAACCATTCTAACCAAAGGAAAATCCACCATGATTATGTTCCGCATCCTTGACGACCGATACGACCACGAAATCCTCGGCTTCGTTCCAGAATTCTTCGACGAACTCGACACACGTAAAGCCGCCGATCAACTCGACGCTAACTACCAACACGGAGGCGGTTGGCGGCCGATGGATGGCTGGAAGGTCGGCCCTGTCGGTGAGCTAATGTACTCCGGCGAGCCTCCGCTACAGGCTATCGCTGTCGCTACCCTCCACAACGAGGAAATTATCCGCTTTTACCCTCACGCCTGGATGACCATCACTCAGCTGGACGGTAGCTTTCAGGTATCAAGGGTAGATTAAGGAGTTACCACCATGACCATCGACACCTTCTGGAATGAACCAGATTTTTACTTTGAAGAACGCGAAGGCTATCACCTCTTCGCAATGCGCAACAGCATGAAAGCTTGGTGCGGTTATGTCGGCGTGGCTCCAACCCACCCACTATTCGGCAAAGAGTATGACGAACGGATTGCCGTGCCAGATAGGAGTAAAATTAAAGTGGATAAAGTAAACCCTATAGCACAAATTCTTGAGGCTATGAAGCCGGATGACGGGAAAGTTTCCCTCGACGTACTTACTAACACTCATGGAGGCATAACTTTCTCCGGCAAAAACCAACACGGCAATCCTGGCCGCTGGTATTTCGGTTTCGACTGCAGCCACTATAACGACCTAACGCCCTCCGGAGAATATCGACACGAAAAACACTGGTCGCCCCAAGGAACCTACCGCACCCTTAGCTACGTAAAGTCCGAAATTGACAACCTCTTCCTCGCACTGAAAGCATTATCATGACCTTCACCCTCACCGACGAACAGACTGCAATCGTCTCCGCCGCCACCGACACTCCCGACAACCTCCTCGTAACAGCACTGGCCGGTGCAGCAAAAACCAGCACCCTCGTTCTCATAGCCGACGCACTACACGAGGCGCGCCCGAATAGCGAAATACTATGCCTCGCCTTCAACAAAAAGATAGCCGTTGAGATGGCCGAACGCCTACCCGCCAACTGCAAATCAATGACGTTGAACTCACTCGGCTACCGCACCTGGGCCAACGCCCTCGGCAAGTCACGCCTAACTGTTGACTTCAAAAAGGGTTTCACCCTCATGGCCGAGGTCATTGAAGAGCAATCCCGCGCCGACAAAGATGCGCTATACAAACAGATGGGGGAACTCATGCGCATCGTGTCCTTCGGCAAAGCCTGCGGCTACATGCCGACCGGCCAGTGGGAAGACCGCGCCAAGCCCCTCATGGATGACAGCGATTTCTTCCACCACCTCCCGCAAAATCTAACGGCGTTGGAGCGAGACGTTGTGCGCGAGGTCACTATCCGCAGCATAAAACAGGCGCTCAAAGGCATCTGCGACTTCGACGATCAGCTATACATGCCGACCATCTTCGGTGGGTCTTTCCCGCTATTCAAGCTAACCCTCGTTGATGAAGCGCAAGACCTATCCGCGCTGAACCACGCAATGCTACGCAAGATCGTGGGCACTCGGCGGCTAATTGCGGTAGGTGATAACTGCCAAGCTATCTACGGCTTCCGAGGTGCGCATGAAGATGGCATGGCGGAGCTCAAAGAGAAATTTTCCATGAAGGAACTATCGCTAACTATCAGTTTCCGCTGCGCTGCCGCTATCGTCAAACACGCGCAGTGGCGAGCGCCTCTTATGCGGGCACCTGCCTGGGCGGTGGAAGGCTCCGTTGATACGTGGGCAAGATGGGAAGCCGATTCCCTAGCGGAAGATGCTGCAGTCATATGCCGCAATAACGCGCCGTTGTTCTCCCTCGCCATCAAGCTGCTAAAAGCCGGTCGCCCCGCAGAACTCGGCGGCAAGGATATAGTCACGATGATTACGAAGATCATGAGCAAATTCGGCGACGCGAAGCTATCGCGCCAAGACGTTCTCGATAAGATAGATGGCTGGCTGGCGAAAGAGAAGGATAAATCGAAGCGCCATATCCACGCTTCCCTAGAAGACCGTGCCGACTGCATGAGGATATTCGCCACACAGGGCGAACAGTTAGGCGACATGCTCCACTACGCAAGGCATCTAGCGGAATTACATGCCCCGTTAAAACTCCTAACCGGCCATAAATCCAAGGGCCTCGAGTTCGACACAGTCTACTTCCTCAACAGTTCGATAATAGGGAGCGAGGGCCAGGACCCTAACGTGAGGTATGTAATTCAAACCCGCGCTAAGACAAGTTTAGTTTATATCAACCTCGACGGGTACGCAGCATGAACAGGTGGAAAACTTTATGGTGTGTAATAGCACACTGGCATAAGCACGCCGTTTACAGCAATAACGCACGCAAATGTTATAAGTGTAAGACTTTTTTACGGGGAAACTCATTAAAGGAATTACAAAAGGAGAAACAACGTGCGCAGCATAGAGCCATACCGCATCCGTTGTCGGCGATATGGCCCATCCCTCGAAAAACAAATTGACAATTTGCACAATCACGCGTAGTGTCGGCAATGGCAATCCGCCAATACCTACCTAGGAGTTATATAATGACTGAAGCCAAATCCAAAGTAATCGACGGTGACACTTATAGCGTTTCGCAGCCGTATGAAGCTGGCCACGCTATCACAGATATTGAAGCCCGCGTCCTCAACCAATCCCGGTCCGAGAACATCGGCAACAATATTCGTACCACGCTGAAGGAGCTGAAAGAAACAGCAGCGACCGAAGAATGGGGCGCTAAGAAGCTCGAAAACGCACTGACAAAAGCCGTTGCCGAGATTGATAGCGTCTATGAATTCACCGCAGCTGCCGCTCGTGGTTCCGCCAAGTTGGACCCGGTCGAAAAGGAAGCTCGCAAGCAGGCTCGCGAACTCCTCAAGAACCACCTCGCAGAAACCGGCCGCAAACTTACCGTCTCGCCGGACGATGTATCCGACGAAGATTGGGCCGAGAAGATCGAAGCCGAAGTCGATCGTATCTCTGCGATCCCCGAGGTCATGGAAGCTGCCCGCGAAGCAGTCGATGCTCGCCAGTCCCGCGCACAGAAGATGCAGGAAGCTCTTGGCAGCGTAACCGTATAGAGCAGATAGGGTTAGTTGCTTAACGCCCTATTTCGCTCGATCCCCTGCTGCTAGGTGACTCCGGCGGCAGGGGATTTTTACCACTAGGAGATCCCACCATGAAAATTACATTCACCCTTGTAGGCGCATCATTCCGCACTTCCGCTGACCGCGAACAATTACGAACCGCTGTGGTAGGCGACACCGTGGAGCTGGAAGCCGACCCTGATAATGAATATGACGCCCATGCTGTGCGCGTGTTACTCAACGAGCATCATATCGGCTTCATCCCTCGCGGAGAAAACGCCGCCATATTCAGGCACATTGCACAAGGCGGTGACTACACTGCTGGCATCGTCAGTTTCCTTTCCGCAATCAAGCCGACGATTGAGATCATCCTGTGAAGGAAGAGCTGCTCGAATTACTCTACTCCGCAAATAATTCCGAGATAGGTATTTGCGTTGAGACCACCAACCCAGAGCTGCTGCGGCAGAAGCTATACGCTGTGCGCCGCGAGTACGATGGAGAGTTCGATCAGCTATCGTTTATCATCAGCCCCATGAACCGGGCAGACCTATGGATAGTTAATAAGGAGCAGGGCAATGGCGAAGAGTGATATACTACAAAAACATACATTAAACTTACGCGCCGGTGACGTGGAGAAGCTACGGGATTTCTTCCCTGACCTACCCGCTGCTTCCCTCATCCGCACAATCATCAGCCGGTATGTTGACAGCATGGAAGGCAACACACCACTAGCAGAGGTAGATATAAGCATATGACAGACATCACAGAACTTTTCGCGCGTGATCCACTATCCCTATCCAAGCAGGACATTGGCGTTATAGTAGCAAAGTTTCGCGAAAGCCGTAAGGCGTTCAACCTGGGCAACGTCCGGGCCGGTAGCACGAAGCCGCTCACCGCGAAGCAGAAAGCCACCGACGCACTGGCCGCTAGGGTCGATAAAGCTGGAATTAAAATCAGTATATAGGAGTCACCTAATGCTTAAATCATTTGACGCAGACGGTATACAATTCGGTTGGGATTCAACTTCTATCAAGTCCGTTGAGAAATGCCTCCGCTATTATTTCTACAAACATATTGAAGGCTGGCAGCCACGGCGCAAGTCAGTCCATCTCCTCTTCGGTGGATGGTACGCATCAGCGCTGGAGTCATACCACAACTATGTTGCGCAGGGTATGCCGCCGGAAGATGCTGTGCATGAAGTCATCGCTGAAGTAATGATCGAGACTTGGGAGTATGAGGCTGACGACGCTGGCGATCCCATCCCAGGCACCGGCCACCCGTGGGAGTCCGAGCACAACGCAAAGACCCGTGCCAACCTCATCCGCACTATCGTATGGTACCTCGACCAGTTCGGTGAAGACGATACCTGCCAGACGGTTATCATGGCCGACGGTGCCGCTGGTGTGGAACACAGCTTCCAGCTAGACGTTGACAACGGCGTCATATTCTCCGGCCATATAGATAGGCTCGTTGAGTTCGGCGGCAAGACTTACGTCCAAGATCAAAAGACTACCGGCACGACAATCACCCAGCGCTTCTTTAACCAGTTCAACCCCGACACTCAAATGTCCATGTATACATTCGCAGGTAAAGCGTTGTTCGGCATCCCGGTTGCAGGTGTAATGATCGACGGGGCGCAAATAGCAGTCGGCTTTACCCGCTTCGAACGCGGCTTTTCTTACCGTGATAGCGGCTCCCTAAACGAGTGGTATGACGATGCTATGTATCACGTTGAGGCTGCGCGCCATGCAACACGGGAAAACTTTTTCCCAAAAAACACAGCGAGTTGTGGTAACTACGGCGGCTGTGAGTTCCGCCATATATGCAGCCGAAGCCCTTCCGTGCGGGAGCAATTCTTAAAGGCAGACTTTGAGAAGCAACCTCGGTGGGACCCACTGGAGTCAAGATGATGCACCGTGAATTAACCCTTCGTATATCACCGCCCTCCCCTGCGCTGGAGGGAAAGATCAAACAGCTTATCGAAGCTGAGTATAAAATCACCGCGCAAATTAAGCAGGACATAAAAAACGAGTCATACCTTTACCTACAACTGGAGTCAAAAGATGCCAACCTTAGATAACCATCAGTCGTCTCGCTACACAAAAATCCTATACATAGGGGATAGCAGCTCCGGCAAGACGGGCAGCCTCGTCTCCCTACTAGCCGCAGGTTACTCCTTCCGCATCCTCGATATGGATAACGGGTTGGATAGCTTCGTGGCATACGCAAGACAGGAAGACCTCGATCTTTCCAATGTAACTTACGAGACTATCCGCGACAAATATAAAAGCACAAAGTCCGGCCCGAAGATTGACGGTACACCGCAAGCCTTCGTCAAGGCTATGGACGTTATGACGGACTGGTCAGAGCATGAAGATGACAAATGTATCTTCGTCCTCGACAGCCTATCAGCATTTTCCCGTGCTGCCTTCGCATGGGCCAACAACCTAAACCCAACTGCGAAAGACAAGCGGCAGATATTCGGTGTCGCCCAAGGCGCGGTCGAGGATGCTATCGCGCTGATAACCGGCGACGAGTTCAAGATGAGCGCTATCGTCATCAGCCATATCAACTATCAAGAGTCTGACGCAGGGGTCACTAAAGGTTTCGCCAACGCAGTCGGCAAGGCACTCGGCCCTATCCTACCCCGCTACTTCAACACCATGTTGCTGGCCGAGACAACAGGCCGGGGTGAAAAAACTAAGCGTAAGATCAAGACAATGCCGACCGGAGTCGTGGACCTCAAAACCCCCGTCCCAGGCATTGAAGCAGAATTTCCTCTCGAGACCGGCATGGCTACAATCTTTGCTAAACTTCGAGGTGAAAAGGGTTAACGGTTCTACCCGCAGCTAAACGAACCATCAATAGGAGTACACTTTAATGGCTAATTTCGCAGACATCCTGAATAAAAAAGCAGCTGACATTGAGAAGCCACCGCTTCCACCGCAGGGAACTTACCGCTTTGTAATCAGCAAAGTACCTGAGTTCACCGAAGCGGCATCGGGCGAGTGGGATATTCTCAACGTCCTCGTCCAGGCGGTTGAGGCCATGGACAACGTAGACCTTGACGACTACAAGGGTGAGATCACTGGCATCCGGCTCCGCAAGTCTTTCCTCTTCAACAAGAACGATGAAGTCGAATTTGCGAAAACCGAATACCAGGTCCGTCAGTTCCTCGAGAACCACCTCGGCATCCTCGAAGATGACATGTCGATTGGCGAAGCACTTAACGCCTGCAAGGGCGCGGAGTTCCTCGGCGATGTATCGTGGCGCGAGGACAAGCGCACGGAAGGTGACTTCCAAGCCGACATTGGCCGCACCGCCCCGGTTGAGTAGTAGTTGCATAGTACAGGCGGGGGGCTTCGGTCCCCCTCCTAACCTTCAGGAGACAATCCCATGAACGTAAATATTTACACGAAGAACGGATGGCTCACCCGCACCTCCCAGTTCTCGTCAGACTTTGATCTCGCTAAGCCATTCACTTTAACGGAAGCCATCACCACCTGCACCCGCTTCAAAGCCAACGGCGTTATCGCTGTGCCCGTGCGGCAGGATGATGTGGAGTACCTTACATGACCAGTGCAAATTTCCGCTCCTATCCCATCAGCGACATCGTCACCGAGCGCGAGACACGCCAGCGGAAAGAGCTCAAAGGCATAGAAGAACTTGCCGATAGTATCGCCCGCCTCGGCCTCATCCATCCCATCGTCATCAGCAATGATGGCATCCTCGTAGCCGGTGAGCGCCGCCTTACCGCTTGCACCTCTCTTGGCTGGGACAACATACCAGTTCAATTCGTGGACGACCTCGACGAGTATACGCTGCAATGCATCGAGCTGGAAGAGAACGTCAAACGAAGCGACCTATCGTGGCAGGATGAAGTAGCAGCAGTCGCCCGTCTCCACGACCTAAAATCCTCCAACGAGGAAAACTGGTCGGCCATCGACACCGCAAACTTCATAGGCGCAAGCCCTAGCTACGTTGAGAAACGCTTGAAGGTTGCTAAGGCAATGGACAACGCTGTTGTGTCAAAGGCGGAGACATTCTCAACCGCCCACAACATAACCAAGCGCGATGGTGAGCGCAAAAAATCTTCCGCCATGCTTGCCGCAGCAGCATCCATTGACAGCATCGTCAGCCCTGACACACCCGCTGCCGCCCCAGTCACCATCCCGCTTATCAACGAAAGCTTCCTAGATTGGCAGGCCACCTACACTGGTAGTAAGTTCAACCTCATCCACTGCGATTTCCCTTACGGCATTAACGTGGCGGACGCTCCTCGTATGTCGGCGGGCATGGCAGATCACTACGCCGATAGCCCCGACATTTACTGGGCGCTAGTCGCGGGACTCATGTCAGCTATGGATAATGTAGTAGCCGACAGCGCACACCTTATCTTCTGGTTTAGCCCTAAGTTCTACTGCGACACCCGCCAGCAACTTGAGCGCATGGGGTGGACGTTAACCGACTACCCGCTTATCTGGCACAAGTCCGATGGTGCTGGCGTTGCCCCCGATCCTCAGCGCGGTCCTCGCAACACCTATGAGATGGCGTTCTTTGGCCATCGTGGAGACCGTAAGATTACCGCCGCAGGAACAAAGTCAAATAGTTTCGCTCATCCAGGTAAGCGTGGCGAAGCTATCCACGTCAGCGAAAAGCCCTATCCAATGATCCGGCATTTCCTTTCCATGCTATGCGATGAGTACAGCCACGTCCTCGATCCCACCTGCGGGAGCGGTAATGCACTTAAAGCCGCAGAAGATCTCGGCGCATCCCGCGTCCTTGGTATCGAACAAATGCCCGAGTTCTACGAGAACGCTCGCGCCCATTGGGAGCAGCGGGGATGAAGACATATCCTGAAAACTTAATCGCCCGCATAAGAAAACAAGCTTCTTACACCAGCTTCCGCCCCGAGCATTTACTTCTCGAAGAACTGCTTGACATACAGCGGGTATATATGATAGCGTTAGAAACTTTCACCAAGGAGTCACGAAATGAAGATCGCAATAGTCGGGGAGTCGCTGACAGACCTTGATGATGGTGAGCTGTTCTCCGGCATAACCGGCTGGCACCTCGACAAGCTACTAGCAGCAGTCGGCATATCCCGCCGAGAATGTTTTACAACTGTAGTCTTCAACCACCCACTAAAGGGCGGCATCCGCTCCGTCATGGGCACAAAAAAGCAAGGCATCCCTACCCGTGACGCTATCATACGAGGAAAATATGTTAAAGCTGAATACGCCAATGAGCTCATCCGACTGGATGCACAGCTCGCTGACGTCGCCCCAAACATCATTATCGCTCTCGGACCTACTGCTCTATGGGCACTCACTGGAGAGATTGGAATTAAAGCAGCACGAGGGGTATGCCGCCTTAGCCATGCCGGGCAAAAGGTATTGGCAACGTACGACCCACAGGCTGTTGTACGACAATGGGCACTCCGTCCCGTCGTTATCGCGGATCTCCAGAAGGCTGCAACACAATCAGCCTTCCCAGATTACATCAGACCCGAACGCCTTATATCCGTGGAGCCGTCCATCGCCGACCTACTTGAATACGAGAATACTTATTTCAAAGACGCTGTTAAACTCGCTTGCGATATTGAAACAAAGCAGGATCAAATTACTTGCATCGGCTTCTCACCTTCACCAAACCGAGCCATCGTTATTCCCTTCTTCCTCCATAGCGGAGCGAATTATTGGGGAACGAGGCAGGAAGAGCTGGCCGCCTGGGAGATTATAACCAGATGGCTCCGCGAGTATCCCACGGTATACCAGAACGGCCTGTTCGATATGGGCCAGTTATGGAAAACCTATGGCATACCCGCACCCCTCGCCGCCGACGATACCATGCTGGCACATCACGCCCTCCAGCCTGAGATGCTTAAAGGCCTCGGCTTCCTCGCATCGCTATACACAGATGAACCCTCATGGAAACAAATGGGCAAAGGAATGAAGCATGACTGATCTATTTGGCGATCAAGCCAGCGGACAGCTATCCCGCACAGAAACTATCCAGCAGGAGTTAAAACAATTCAAAAAACTCCAGCATTTATCCAACCACGATGTTGCCTTCCGCATGGCGACTACGTTAAACGCAGTTCGCAATCTCCGAAAGAGCCACAACCAAGTCAACCGCCCGCTGTACGACACAGGGATTGACTACGATATTCGCGTTATCCTAGGTGAGCGTAAGATTAAAACCACAGGGAAACTATTCGCCCTGTCTGACCGCGACATTCTCGCCATCTCCCGCATAGGGCAAGCTAGGCTCGCCCATATCCGCCTCAAGCTACAGGAGTTCTTTGCATGATTTACCTCGCATCGCCATACTCCCATGAAAACTACGCTGTAATGGAGCGGCGGTTTGAATTAACCTGTGCGGTTGTCGCGGCTATGGTCAAGCGGCCTTTCATTATCTACAGCCCGATAGTCCACTTCCACCCGGTAGCAGAACGCCATGAGCTACCTCGTGACTTTGCTTTTTGGGAGCGGCTTAACCTGGGTATGTTGGAAAAAGCTGATCAGTTGTTCGTGTTAGAACTCAAAGGATGGAAGACTTCTAAAGGAGTTACTGCTGAAATAGAAGCAGCAAAGTCTTTAATGCTGCCCATTTTAGAGGTTGATCCTACCGCTTGGGGAGTTCCCTCTTCATGAGAATTATCAACACAGCAACTGACGACTTATCAGCCCTATCAGACGACGACAACTACTGGGTTTACAACGGACTCGATAATTGCCTAACGCTAGAGATCGACGGAGTTCTCCAAGAACAGTTCGACGAAACGACTCGCGCAACCTATAACCTATCCCTCGCGTTACAAGCGCCAATCCTCGAAATGAACCATCGGGGCATCAAGGCGAACCCGCGCAAAAAATACACCGTTATTAAAGAGTTCGAGCGGCAGCTTAAACAAATAGAAGCCCAGCTATACACCATCGTCCACGAGGGTATCGGCATGATGGACTTCGACAACTGGCGTTCGCATGTCCAAGTCAAGCGGTTATTCTATGACGTGCTCGGCCTACCTATCCAAAAGAAGCGTAACACTAAAGGCGTGTTCGCCCCCTCTGTTGACGAAGGCGCACTTGAGCGCCTATCAATGCACTTTCTCGGGGAGCCGCTCACCACCCACATTATCGCCCTACGAGGCTTGGGTAAATCCCTCGGCTTCCTCCGCACAAAGCAGGACCGCGACGGCAGGATGCGGACGCAATTCTCCATCGCCGGGACAAAGACCGGACGGTTCTCCGCTTCCGAAACAGACTTCGGCACGGGCACTAACTTACAAAATGTAACGTCATCCCTCCGTTCAGTATTCGTTGCAGATGAGAATAAAATCCTATGCAACATTGACCTTGAACAAGCAGACAGCAGGAACATGGGCGCGCTTGCGTGGGAAAAACTGCTAACCGCAGACGCCGACCGCATCACTGACCTACTCCGAAGGCGCAGCAAAAAGCTACCGCACTGGAACCCGAAGCTACCGTGGGAAGGCCCCGTTGGCGCTGAGTTCGCCGGGGCATATCTAGACGCGTGTGAGTCTGGCGACCTGCATACCACCGTTACTAAAATGGCGCAGCCAGACCTTGATTGGGGAACCATGACGGATAGGCAGATCGCCGATCAAGCAGCGTTTAAGCATAAATCCCATCGCGATGTTTCCAAGGTGCTGGGCCATGGCAGCAACTACCTCGGGACGCCGCCAACGATGGCGAAGCATTCGCGCCTCCCAACTACAATGGTAAAGATATTTCAGACAAACTACTTCAACGCCTTCCCCTGTATCCCAGCGGTACAACAAGTTATCATGGACGAGTTGGCAGTTACCTCCTGCCTCACCACACCACTCGGCCGCCGAAGGTTCTTCTTCGACAGAGCAGAGTCTGGTAGCACCCAGCGCGAAGGCGTTGCCTACGTAGGCCAGTCAATGACAGCCGATGAATTAAACCACGGCCTCCTTCGCCTATGGCGCACCGGCCTTGTTGAGTTACTTATCCAGGTCCACGACAGCATCCTATTCCAATTTGACCAGCGTCGGATAGACGAGGTTGTGCCGATAGTGCTTGACGCGCTTAGCACAAAGATAACCCTCCGCGAAGGCCGTGTGTTTACTGTTGGCGCGGAGGCAATGCTCGGATGGAATTGGGGCTACTACAGCGAAGACAATCTCGACGGCCTCGCTAAGTGGAAGGGTAAAGAAATTCGCCGCCGCAAGGAAGCCACGTTCAAACTTAACGCACAGGATTTATAGTGGCGAGAAAATTAAAATCATTCATCGACGGTTTCCTCGAATACACTGAGGGTCGGGGATCACCTCGGCTATACCGCAAATGGACAGCGATATTTATCGTAGCTGCCACGCTCGAGCGTAAGTGCTGGATCACGACCACGAAGGGCCAGCTGTTTCCTAACCAATACATAATCCTCACCGGACCGGCTGGTGTTGGTAAAAGCTTATGCACCCGCATCGCGCACGATTTACTGGATGACCTTCGCACACCGGAGACGCCCTTCTTTATTGCGCCTACATCAGTCACGAAGGCTTCCCTTATCGACAGACTGGATGAGGCCAATCGCCGCATTATGCGCCCTACCGAGTCGCCTAGTGTGATACAGTTTAACTCATTGCAAATCGTCGCCAACGAGTTCGGCGTATTCCTCCCTACATGGGAGCCTGAATTTATGAGTACCCTTACCGACCTCTGGGATTGTGGGCGATATGCTGAAAGCCGCCGCACAGGTAACACCAAGTTAGAAATTCCTAATACCCAACTTAACATACTATCCGCCACCACCCCAGCTCAATTGATGAACCTACTTCCAGAAGGTGCTTGGGAACAGGGCTTTATGTCACGCATCCTGTTAGTATATTCCGGCGAGACAGCGTTCACTGATCTATTCGCTGAGCTCGACGTTAATGGTAAGCTATATTCGCAACTCGAAGTCGACCTCAAAGATATTTATAGCATGTACGGGGAGTTAACCGTTGACCGTGAAACGCAGGAATCGCTTAACGCATGGGGCAAGGCCGGTGGTCCACCTGTACCGGAGCACCCTAAGCTAGTCACCTACCGGCAACGGCGTGTAGCGCATCTGTTAAAGCTATGCATCATTAGCGCAGCCGCCTGTAATAGTGACCGCGTTATAACTATGGATAATTTTGCGGAGGCCCTTGATTGGCTGGTTGAACTAGAAGCCCACATGCCGGACATTTTTAAGTCGCTAAAGATCGGCGGAGACGCTCGCGCTATCGAGGACTGCTACCACTACGTCTATCAGAAGTATCACAAGCTAGGGAAAAAGCCTGTGCCTGAGCATATGATAGTTGCCTTTTTACAGGAGCGCGTACCCGCCCATAGTGTCGATCGTATTCTCGACGTAATGGAGCGGGCAAAAATGCTGGAAAAACAATTCGCCAATGGCGGAACTGGCTTTGTGCCGCAGGCGAAAGGGGCGGATTAAAACACCCCAAGGAATTTTGGCTTTGATTTTTCAATCGCAGCTTTATCCCTATCTTCACAGCGTTGTGTAATTCCACGGCCAGCCTGTGCCCGTTCAAACTCACTTGCTTTTTTCGCGGTCTGTTCTCCGCCAAAATTTATCCAAGACTTCAGCGTGTCTAGAACAGTTTCCCCTTGAACTGGCGCAGACGCGTCAGGGATAGGGTCACTCCATGCAGTAGGAACCAATTTACTACAGCTACTTTTCGGCGCAAATACCGAAGTTGTCACACAAGAAGTTAGCGCCAGCGGTATGAGCACCAGCAGCATCTTCAGCTTTGTTAACTTCATTTTTCATATCCTCTGTCTTGGTTGTTCGGGCGGCTTCAGTCTTGCTTTGATCGCCAGTAGTATTAACTGCATCGGCCCCGCTAATCACTGCCGCCTCAGTTTGATTAGCCCCTATTCGGGCTTTAACTTTATCCGATGCTGTGAACAAATCGTAGACGAACCATACTGCCCCAATAATTATAAGTGCAGCGATTACGGCCAGCGCGATACGTTGCGCTACGGCCAATCCTTTTATCCAAGTAAGCATTATTCGTCCTCCAAATTGGCGGGACCGCTAAGCCCCGCCGTTTCGTTAATCGTGCGCCAGCATATACCGGACCAGTTCAATTGCTTGATCGTAGCCGAGCAAGTTCGTTCCGATCGGCTCGTGCTTTCCCTGATAATTCGTGCCGACATTGTAATCCGGTTCAAATGTGATGCCTGCATCGGGGTTGAAATTGTCAGGCAGTTTCCACAAAAGAAAACGCTGCGCCATCTTCTCGATCAGTTCTTCCCGATCACCTTCTTCATTCGGTCTGACTCCGATACCACTGGCTACGATAGCGTTGGCCGCATTGCAGGCAGCTTGAGAATATCTCATAGCGTCCTCTGACCTTGGGGCGTTAGCTGCTTTATCAATCAGCTTTTTGACTTCATTATTCATGGGTTCTAACTCCATTTGTATTACCGCAGGAAGGCGCGGACCCTAATCCGGTCGCCCGGAATTACTTAGTCTCCTTTGTCGGGATCGGATCGTCGTCAGGCTGGTCAATCGTTACCGTGCGGTCATCCAGCATTGCGGTTTTGTCCTCGCTGCCTTTGGATGAACTAAAGCGGTTATTGATAACTGTGCCGCCCCAGCCGAGAATGAGGCCGAGCGCGAATATAAGCGTATCCTCATTCCCCTCTGGTATTTCGATACGGAGGAGTGCTGCCACGATACCTATCCCGCCAGCGATTGGCAGCAGCCCGACAACA